ATGTACGGATAAGTTTCAATAAGGTTTCCTTTTGTGCCGGTGTACGGTTGTCAATCGGTTTGCCGAACTTATCCACCCCGCCGATATAACATAGGTTAATGATAGAGGCGTTATGACCTTTCACACCGTTAGATGGATAAGCGATTGAAAGGAGTTGGTTATCCTTTCCATTTGCCTCAATCATATGGTGATAGCCTACTTGCTTCCAGCCTAACTTTTCTTTCCAATATCTTTTTATTGCTTCAACTGTTGCATCTTGGCCAGTTGCCGTACAATGAATAACTATGTGAGTGATGTTTCTCATAAGCCAAAGATATAAATTATTTTGAATGATTCTAAATTAGAGTAATGTGTTGCGGGTGGTAAAAATTGCACTTATATTTGTACCGCTAAAGGAACTTTCGATGGCTACTTGGGCTACTTTGTAAAAAAGAAAAAAGCCTCTCAGAAATGGGAGGCTTTACTTTTTAATCTACTTGGTCGTTTGGTGGCGTGCCGCCGTTCTTATTCTGCTACAAATTTACCATTTTCGTCAAATGATTTTAGTCGTTTTAATATCCACACGGGGAGCAAGTCTGGTTTGATTGCGCCTATATTTTCAATAATACTTATCGCTTCACGAACTAACAGAGCCGCGTAGCATAATTCCTCTACCCAACTAAATATAGCCTTTGTAATATCGTTGTTGCTGAAGTTCGTTAGATTGTGAATGACTACTAAAAAGATGGCATACAATACGCTCTTAATTACTAAGCCGCCAAATCTTGCGCTATTCAAGTCCCCATATTTAAACGCTTTCCAAACACCTAGAATAGTATCGAAGCAAATAAGAATGACTAGGTAAATTAAAAAAGACCAGTCGTTAAATATGTATGTGTTGAATATTGATGATACGGAAGCCCACGTAAACGCCACAAGGAAGGGCAATTTCATTTTGATATACAGTAGATATGGAATAAATATATCTAACGAATTATCTCTCATTTCTTATCCGTGTTTTGTTTGGCAATATACGCCTTTAATTTTTCGTGGTAAACTTTTTTTAATTGCTTATTTGTTTTGGTTTTTTTAGCCATATCAATTAAGTATTTTATTGCACCATGTTGGACACCATTCACCATATACGCCGCGTAGTTGAGGGTTACTCATTGCGGTGTTGCCGCTACTAAACACCATTGAGTTCTCATTATAGTTATCCCTCTTTGGTGATTGGTCTGGGAACTGATTTGAATTGTATTCGGGAAATAATCCACTATTCGCGCAAAGATAATTGATTAACCTTTGAGTGTAGTGTTGCGCATTATTCCTTGCATCGCTAACCATTTTATTGAATAACTGCATATCCACTACTTGCGTATCGTCAGAGGTGCGGATAACTAGCGAACCATTGACGAACTTAGTGTAAATGTTCGGCATGATTTCAACAACCGTGTACCACATTAGCATTGGTTGCGCGTAGCTTTCGAGTAGCGTAGTGTAGTTTCCAGTAGTTCCCGATCCCGCAACGTCTGTGTAGAGTTTCTGTGTTAGGTCAGTACCTAAATATGATTCAAGCCATTTGTCTTGAGCCAACTTTGTAGCGGGGTAAATTAGATTATCTTCTATCGCGTCATTAAACGCGGTGTACTTTCTAAGGTATTCGGGTGTTATGAGTAATACTTGTGCCATTGTGTTAAGCGTATTTAAGTGAACCGCGTGTTGGTGTGTCTATTGGTGCAACGGATTCAAATCCTTTCTTTTTTACGAACGGCACGTTGCCCACTCGTTTATCATTTTTCAATCCGTCATTGGGTAAAAACTTTCCTTTCTCTCTTTTGCGGAAATAGATTTGTCTTTTCCAAAAGTGGTGACAGTAAACGCCACCTTTCCAAAGGAATATGTCGTATGATGTTTGCCCTTCTGGTGCAAAGTTTCCGTTTACCCCATCATCCCCCATCGCTTGAATATCCTCGTACCGGAATACTAAACCTTCATCGCGTATTCCATCCATAATCAAACAGAAGGGGCGTGTTTTAGTTGTGCTATCTCCCGCCCATTGGTAACGGATTTTATACAGTCCAATGTCACCACCTTCGTCTGCTTCTTTTTTTGGAGATGTCTTTTGGTCGCCGTTTGCATATTCAATCTCGGCTTTCAACTGCGCTTCTTTCCACTTTGAAACCGCCAACTCTTCATCCTCTCTAGTATCGTGCGCGGGTTGCTCATCCATCAACTCCCATTCTTCGCCGTCTATTTCTTCGCCTACATTCTGAAAATGTGCGACTAATTTTGATTCGAGTTCAACCGTTAGTTTGTCGCCTTCGTGACTACAACAAATCTTTTTTTTTTCAGCGATTAAAACGGCGTTATCATCCACGCCCAACGGGCTATCTTCAATGAATGAAATGTTTGCGTCAATACCTTCGTTTTGCAGAAGTCCTTTAAGGTCACGAGTAATAAGTTTACGCATAGGCGCAATAACTTTATTCATCATAATCTCAAGACCTTGTTTCATTTCGTCCGTGTTCGAACCTAAACCGCTTCCATCTCTGATACCAAAGATTAGCGGCGTAGTGACGCGGTGCGAAACAAATATTTTCTTATCGCTTTCTTCAGAAAGGAATTGATATTGCTTGTCAGCGTCATTGATTGGAAAATCTTGAAAGGTTGCGGCCTCCGCAGTTGATTCATTAAACAACATGATGAACTTACCCGCGTTCTTTGCCCCGCTAATTGACCTTTCAATATCACGTTTCATTGTTTGTGCCTTTTCCGCATCGGGTTGTCCATTATTGAACTGAATGATGAATGACGGAAATAGACCGTTTTGAATATTGTTCAAGTGGTAAACAGCTATTTGTCGAGCCATTTCGATATAGTGAAGACCACCAATATAGTCGGGCTTTGGATAGTAAGTTGATCCCGCCGTTGGTAGTTGTGTAAAGATTACACCCCTTGCACAATCTGCGTTGTCCTTTATGTCATCCCACAAGTGAATGAACACGGGTTTGTTTCGCTTCTTATTTGGGTTCTCCCAATCCCTAGAATACCATGCCCCCGTCACCTTTCCACTTTCTTCGTCAAACGCAAGGCGCATATTTTCAAAGGGCAAGTGATTAACTTTTGCCGCTTTGAATCCTGCTAACTTTTGGTCGATTGGTTTTATGACATCAAGGAAATACCCGCCGTGACATTTAAGGTCAAACGCAATGAATGGTAGTTGTTCGTTTATATCCCAAACGCTAAGAAACTTATTTGCATTGGGGTTCTCAGATTCTACACCAAGTCCCGCTACCATTTGAGCAATGCCACTCACTAACGCACCGTGTACCGGCACATTCTGCGCAAGTTCAATTAGGTAGTTAGGGTATAGGTTATCTACACCGTAGGCAACCCAACCGCGCTTATTCTCAATTTCTACCGTTGATACACTCTCGTATTTAGCGAGTGATATATCAAGGGTAGATAGTGGTGGTGTTGATTGTGGTGTTATCGATGTAGTATTCTCCATTGTCTGCGATTATTGCGGATCCACGCTCGATTAGTCCAACGACTGAGGCGTTTAGTGGATCAATGTTAGATGCTGAATTTTGCCCGTAAACCTCATAGTAATATTGCCCCGAATATTCAAGCCCCACCGTTGTACAAGTGAAGGTTGTTATTCGTGCATTATCGAGCGTCACATTAAGGACTTGTGCCAACTTGTTTGAGGTTTCTACTCCACTATCGTCACGGTTTAATACCAATAGATAGTGTGTGAATGTATCTAGTACACTCTTACCCTCAAATAGCGTTAGCCGCCCCGTCTGATTCGCTTGGTTCGGTTGAAGTAGCAGCATTCTTTTCTTTTTTATCCTCTCGCACCAAATGAGGTGCAAGGGCTTGAATTTTTTTCAAAGTGTTTTGATCTGCGGTTGCAAGTTCAATCACTCGACCATTAGCGTTAAATACACTATTGGGTTTTACTGGAATGAGTTTCGCCATTGTTCAAAGATAGAAAAAAAGGGGCATAAAATTTACACCCCCTTTTTTATGTTTTTAGTCAACTACCGATGTGCCGATAGTGATAGTCACGAAGTTGTCAAACGGTGTAGTGGTGTACGCCTCTAGTTGTTCCGCTGCGCTTGGTTCTTCAGCTACGAATGTAATGGTGTAACCATTCAAGTCAGCAGCAGCCGAACCCGTTGCAGCTTCAATCGCGGTGATTTCAGCACCGAATTGACGACCAACCATCCATATTTTACCGTTCTTGTCCCAAACAAATACAACGAGTGCACGATTTTTC